AATAATGCAGATGAGATTAATAGTGCGGCAAATTTCTATTTAAATACAGTTGTTAAACCATTCCAAGACCATATAGTAAAAGAGTTAAGAAAAATATTCCAAGTGAATAACATGGATATGCCTGTAAACTTTGTACAGCTAAAACCTATTACTACAAGATTTACAAATCAAGATTTGATGGCTGTAATGACACAGGATGAAATAAGAGAGGAACTAGGATTGCCACCATTAGATGAAGAGGTAGAGGTAAAAGAAAATTTAGCTAAAGTAGGTAGCATGATTACAGATGGTAAAGAATTACCTTTATATGAAACAATAGAAGAAGCTGAAGCTGAAGCTAAAAGAATTGGATGTAAAGGCTATCATGAGCATACTCAAGATGGTAAAACTTATTACATGCCATGCGAAAACCATGATCAAATAAAAGGTTTAAAGCTAAAACATAAGCAAGAGTTTGATGCTTTTATAGATGGTATGGAAGATGTACCTGATGAGTGGGAGTTAATAAGTGAAGAGGTTGTAGATGGTGAACATCAAGAGTTTGATTTTGAACGTACTCTAAATGATTTTGCTTATTTAAAAACAGAACTAGCTAGTACTGGTACTGCTAGACCTAATGCTAGAAGTAGTCAAGATGGATTAAATAAATCTGGTAATGATTTTTATAAGGTGAGATATGTATATGCTGAAGATGAGTTTTTAAAAAGTAAAACAGGAGCTGAAAGACCTTTCTGTATTAAGATGATGGAAGCTGGTAAAGTATATCGTAAAGAAGATATCTTACAAATGAGTGAGATGGTTGTGAATGATTACTATTATTCTGATAGGCAAAACAGAAATATAGGATGGGGGCCAAAGGGTGATTTAACTTACTCAATATGGTTAGCTGATCAACAATGTTGTAGTAAATCTGATAAACATGAATTTTACAAAGGAGGTGGTAATTGCCATCATTTCTGGTTAAGAAGGATTTACAAAACATCTTTAAGAGGTGCTAAAAGCAAGATAAATGATAGCCAGTTAATAGGATATACTAAAGCAAGAAGTGAAGGTTTTACAGCTGAAAAAAATGATAATCTAGTTGCTAAACCACCTAAAAGAATGAAGGATAGAGGTTTTTTACCTAAATAAAAAAGATAAGATATGGCATATATATTACTAATTAGTGAACAAAAATTAAAAGAAAGTACTGCAATAGCTCAAAATTTAGACACAGAAATACTATTGCCTTATGTACGACAAGCTCAAAAGCTTTATGTAGAGAGTAAGCTAGGTACTAAACTAACAGATAAGCTAAAAGATTTAGTTAAAAATGGTACTCTAGGTAATGTAGGTAATGAAAACTACAAAACTCTAGTTGATGATTATATAGGCGACATGCTTCCTAACTGGGCTTTTTATCATGCTGTCCCATTCTTAAGATTTAAAGTAGAGAATGGCAATATATATTCTAAAACCTCAGAAACTGGTAATAGCTTAACAACTGAAGAAAGCCAACATTTGAGAGAGGAAATCAGGAATACTTCTGAATATTACACCGAGAGGATGATAGACTATGTAAGACAGAATATAAGCTTTTTCCCAGAATACAATACGAATACTGGGGCTGATGTTGACCCAGACCCAAATGCCTATTACAATAACATGAACCTTGAAAAACCAAGGCAGGGTACTGAGCTTACTTTGAGAAACTTTTTAAATGCATCTGATTACTCATAATGAAGAAACATTATAAACCAAAAAAAAATAACATAACTAAGTTGAAATCATACTTAGATAAAAATACTAACAATGGAAAAAGTAAGGGACACAGTACAAGTAGCTGTAGCAAATAGTACAGCAATAGGTTTTAGTATAACTGAATGTAATGAAATACTTACATTTGTTTCACTTATACTGGCTATATCCTTTACAATTTTTAAGTTTTTTAAATACAATAAAAATGCCTAAGAAACGCAAACTAAACTCAACTAATCCTAAGTATATAAAATCAAATGCAAACGATATTAAGGCACGCAAAGAATTTGTTAAAGAAGTTAAGGGATGCAAAATATATAAACTATACTACCTCTAGTTTGGATTTAATTTATTTTAAGATTTCTGAGTTTGATAGCCCTGATGAGGTTGGTTCAGGATATAGAATGAATAAAGATTTCTTAAGAAGATTAGATACTGCTAGAGGAATTGCTGGTATTCCTTTTAAGATAAATTCTGGATATAGAACTGCACATCATAATGATACTGTTCTTCAAGCTCGTATTGGTAGCAGCCATAAAAAAGGTTTAGCTGTTGATATAGCATACAAAGGAAGTAGAGAAAGGTATTTGATAATCAATGCTTTAATGATAGTAGGAGTAAACAGGTTTGGAATAGGTAAGACTTTTATACATGCAGATGTTGATAAAACAAAAGATGAGGATGTAATATGGCTTTATTGAGCCTTTAAATTTGAATATTAACTAAATTAATTTATCATGAAATTTATTTTAACACAATTACTAAAATCAAAAAAGGTATGGTTAGGTATATCATCTATTATCATTCCTATGATTGCTAACTTTTTAGGAGCTGATGAGGAAGCTGTATCTAAGATATGGTATTCGCTATTAGCTATGTTATTAGGACAATCGGCAGCAGATTTTGGTAAAGAACGCAAATAATAGGTATAGGTTAAAAAAGCATGAAATAAATGCTTTGGAACAAATGAGGGACGCTGATAAAAGAAATGTTCTTGTTATCGGCGACCTTCATGAGCCTTTTTGCTTAGATGATTACCTAAGCTTTTGTATAGATAAATACTATGAGTACATGTGTACAGAAGTAGTTTTTATTGGCGACATAATTGATAATCATTATAGCTCATACCATGAAACAAGTGCCGATGGGTTAGGAGGTTTGACTGAATTAAATTTAGCTATAGAACGTATACAAAGATGGAGAAATGCTTTTCCTGTAGCTACTGTAGTAATCGGAAATCATGATCGGATTATAATGAGAAAGGCACAAACATCATCAATACCTAGCAAATGGATTAAATCATACAAAGATGTTTTAGAAGTGCCTGAATGGAATTTTGTAGAAAGATATGAAAAAGATGATGTACAATACATACATGGTGAAGGAGGTACAGCTAGGACAAAGTGTAGAGCTGATATGATGAATACAGTACAGGGACATCTACATACTCAAGCCTATTGTGAGCATTATGTTGGTAAGAAGTTTAGAGTATTCGGATTACAAACTGGATGTGGTATTGATCATAAATCTTATGCCATGGCATATGCCAAGTATGGTAAAAGACCAGCTGTAGGTTGTGCTGTAGTCTTAAACAATGGTAAGACACCTATCAATTTATTAATGGAGCTGTAATGTATATATTATATTTTTTCTTTTCTAATGAAAGCTATTGGTAAGATACTAATACTTACTATATCTACAATATCTATTATTTACATCCTATTACTTATTTTAATAGCATCTAAAGAACTTTTAAAAGGTTTTAATAGTTGCATATAGCTTAATTTTTTTAAGCTCTTATATCAAGTAATTTACTTTATTCACATATACTTTGTTAATAACTTTGTGAGTTATTTTGTTAGTAATTCTTTTTTTTTATATATTTGCACTATACAAATCAAAAAATAGAGAAATGGAAAAATTAAATTATGTAGTTGAGTATAGGCATAAAATACATGGTTATACTTTTATTATGAGTAGTGATGAATACTCAAAGTTTATGAACACTAAAAATGCTAGGGGTGAATATATAAACTGGAATAAAGATTTTGAGGTGGTAAGATACATCTGGAATAATGAAAAGAAAAAAGAACCTATTACAGATCTACAGTTTTATGTTTTATGTGGTGTAATGTGTGTTGCTTTTATGTGTTCACTTTTATTATATATACAATGGAATTATTAAGCGAATACTGGGTACTAAAAGGGTGCTATGATGCTGTATCTGTTTATGATTATAATACTGATACTAAATGTGTTGATTATAAGAATTCAGGCGGGTGTGTTGTAGTAGTGGGTACTAAAGAACAAATAAGAGATAAGTTTAGATACATGTTGATAAATCATGGATGGCAATGTAGAGATAGCTTTACTATTGATACTAAACCTGAATGGATACAACTGTATAATGAGAAAAAAGAATGTTTAATTTTAAATGCAAGATAATGGAAAAAGAAAAAGAAATATTAAAAAGAATGAATGATATTAATACTTTTCAATGTTGTGATGGTGAGGTTTATCTAAGGGGTACTGATGAGTGTGGTAAAGATTTTACTGTATGTTTTGATGCTTATAATTTTTTAAACTGGATTGATACTGATACTGTATCTTACATAAAAGAACAAGTGATAAAGCATATAAAAAATAAATAATATATTTACAAAAAAAAATAGAGATATGAAATTAAATGATTTAAAAAAAGAGATACCTTATAAATGGAGGGTACAAAGTATTAGAAATGGTAGAGCTACATGTGTAGCTTATATAGATGCTAGAGATTGTATGGATATGCTGGATGAGGTTTGTGGAGCTGGAAACTGGCAAAGCACATTTTATCAAGCAAATGGTTTATTGTTCTGTAAAGTAAGTATATGGAATGAAAAACTAAATGAGTGGGTTGAAAAATCAAATACAGGATCAGAATCTAATGTGGAAAAAGAAAAAGGGCATGTATCTGATGCTTTCAAAAGAGCATGTGTAGAGTGGGGCATAGGTAGATTTTTATATAGATTACCTATACAAACACTTAAAACAAAGAAATATACAAATGGTAGGGAGTATCCTTACATACCAGAAAAGGATAAATTAATCTTTGATGGTGAAACTTTAACTAATTATATTAACTGGAAAATTAAAAATCAAAAATTATGAAAAATGTAAAAATTAAAGATTTTTCTAAAATAGGTATGAACCATTTTAGAGATAAAGAGATGTTACAACAATTCAAGAACCAACTACATATTGTAAAAGAATATGAAAAGAATGGTGTTGATTATGTGATACTATCTACACTAGATGGGTTTACTTGTAAGATGGAAAAAAGTAATGTAGAAATAATTAAAAAGAGTACTAAAACTAAAAAGAAAAAATAAGATGATAAAAATACATGGAAAAATAAAACAGATTTTACCTTTACAAACAGGTGTATCTAAAGCTGGAAAAGAATGGAAAAAACAATTATTCTTAATAGAACAAGATCAGGAGTTTAATCCTGTAGTTTGTATTGAAGCTTTTGGAGCTGAAAAGATAGATAAGTTAAATAAATGCTCAGAAGGTGATACTGTTGATATGGATTGTTTTGTAGGTAGTAGAGAGTGGAATGGAAAATACTTTACAACTATACAAGCTTTTAGATTTAATAATAAAAATGCAGAAGTACACAATACTCAAGAGTTTGTTACATCTGATGATAATGATGTTGATTTACCATTCTAAAATGAGAGATAAAGAAAAGTTTACTGAGATTTGTAATATAGTAACAAGTACTTTACAATTACCTGAAAACTCTTTAGTAGATAAAAGTAGAAAAGCTGATTTATCTACAGCTAGGCAAATAGCTATTGTTATAGGTTTAAATAAAGGTATTGATAGGAATACTGTAGCTGATCTATTAAACAGACACAGAACCTCTACTTATTACTTTTATAAAGAGCATGATAAAAGATTTGATAGTGATATTAATTATGCTAAATCTTATACTAAAATACTCAAAGAGATAAATGGTTATAAAGAAACAAGTAAGGTTTTTTTAGAGAAAGCATGGTTAATAAAACATCTTGAAGAATTTGGTTTAAAAAATAGCAAAACAAAAGAAATTTTATTTACTTTGAAAACTGGAGATGTAAGCTATCAATTCTATTCTAATTATTATAATTTTGCTAATGATTATGATTTAGTACAGAAAGCTATGAAAGGTTATAGTAAAAAATTAAACTGGGTTATGTTATGAAACATTTGTTAAGTGGTACAGCATTTTTAATTATCAATAAGAGTTTAACTAAAAGTATTGGTTTGAAAGGAGCTGTACTACTTGCAGATTTAATTAGTAAGGAAGAGTATTTTATAGCTAATGGTATGGTGGATGGATGGTTTTTCAATACTGAAAAAAATATTGAAGATGATACTACTCTTACACCATATCAACAAAGAAAAGCTATTAAAGTGTTGATAGATAATAAGTTAATAGAAGTTAAAAGAAAAGGTATTCCAGCTAAACAATACTTTAAAATAAATGAAGAACAAGTTATTAAGAAACTAAACAACTTGAACTCAACAAACTTAACAACTATTAATAAGAATAAAGAAATAAAAATAAATAATAAAACCTTTACTAAACCAGAAATTGAATGGATTGAAAATTATATACATGGTAAAAGATTAAGTGTAGATGCTAATCAATTTTATGATTTCTATGAAAGTAAAGGGTGGTTAGTTGGAAAAAGTAAAATGAAATGTTGGAAGGCAGCATTAAGAACATGGGAAAGGAGAAACAAGAACAAAAAACAAATCAAAACAACTATGAGTAAATTAGATGCTCAAATGAATGAATACTTAAAGGGAAAAGAATATTTATGAAAACAATAGAACAAGAAACATTAAGTGATCTTACTAAACAAGTTTATGATATTATAGCTAAAGCTGTTATAGAATTACAGCATAAAACAGATGGTAAATCAATGGCTACACTATCAAAAATATTTGCAGCAAGTTTAAAAAAAGATTTTAAAAATTTAACTATAAATCAGGTAGCTGATGCATTTTATGAAGGTACAAGAAACTATAAAGAAAAACCTTTTATAAGTATATGGTATTTTTATAAGTGGTTACATGTACATAAAAAGGTAATAGATAATGCATACTATGAAGTAAACACTTTAGGTAAACCAGCTGATAAGGTTTTGTACTATCAAGATAAACAAAAGCTATTGAAGTGATAGAGTTTTTTAAACATATAACAGGTTTATGTGGTGAACCTCATCCTAGTATACTATCAATAATATTAGGTACACCATTTGTTAGTTACATATATTATAAATTAAAAAAACACAAAAAATGAATGTGTTAGAGCTTTTTGCTGGAAGTAGATCTGTAGGTAAAGTAGCGGAAGAATTAGGATATAATGTGTTTTCTGTAGATATAAATAATTTTGATAATATAGATTATGTTACTGATATATTAGAATTTGATACAAATAAAGTACCTTTTAAACCAGATATTATATGGGCATCACCACCATGCACACATTTTAGTGTAACTCAAATAGGTAGAAACTGGTATCATGATAATACACCTAAAACAGAAGGAGCAAAGCTGGGTATTAAATTAGTAAAAAAAACATTAGAAATTATTAAGTTATTAAAACCTAAATTTTATTATATAGAAAATCCTAGAGGTAAGTTAAGAAAATTAGATATTATGAAAGGATTACCTAGAACTACTGTTTGGTATTGTAGATATGGAGATAGTGCAGCTAAACCTACAGATATATGGAGTAATAATATACATTCATTATTTAATCCTGATGGTTGGCAACCTAAACAAGAGTGTTTTAATGGTAATAAAAATTGTCATCATGATAAACAGCCAAGAGGATATACAGCAAAAAAAGAACAAGGAGCTATAGGTAAAGGTACTCAAGGTAAAAAAAATAATTACGAAAGGAGTAAGGTGCCTTATCAATTATGTAAAGAAATATTATTATCAATATGAAGATATTAACATTAAAAAAGTTAATAAATATTTTCAGCTATATAAAACTAAAACATATTTATACTAAATTTGAAACAAAATTATATGAGTAAAGTTGTAATAGAAACTAATAATGACTGAGCGGTTATACTTTGTGGAAGTTACTGCCCTACTTTGATAAACAACAATAATTAAAATAAATTAAACTAAAAAACTAATTTATAATGGATAGGGTTCTTTACTCATATAATTTATAAAACTTTTAAAAATGAAAACTAAAAATGAAATTATTAAACTTTTAACTCATGATAAAAGATTGAGAGATAGTGATAGTAAATTGATTGCTAGGTTTTGGAGTAATGAGTTACAAGCAAAAGGAATTGATGTGAAAAAAATAACAGCTTATGAGTTTTTGTGTTTGTTTGCTACAGGTAAACTACATAATACTGAAGGTATTACTAGGATGCGTAGAAAAGTACAAGAAGAAAACAAGGAGCTTAGGGGTGAAAGGTATTATGAGAGAAAAACAAAACTTACAAATCACATGAAGGAAAAGCTGGGATATCCTATAGATAATAGCTGTAAAGTACCTAAACAGCGTGGTTACTTTGAGTATTAATGAAATCAATAAGTAAACTAAAAAAAGAACTAGATAAGTGGTTCAGCTTATATATTAGGTTAAGAGATGCTAGCCCTGGTGGAATAACCGAGTGTTTCACATGCGGTAAGAGGGAATTTTACAAGAGGTTACAG